TTTGTCAAAGACTGAAAACATTTGCTCTTCAGTCATATGTGCGTGATTCGCCATAACAACTACATTACTGTTTAGATTCTCTGTAATACAAGCATGACTACGGCCAGTAAGCCTTGATACATTCCGCACAGACATTCCAGTAGAAACTAAATGCTGAAAGAGTTGTTTTTCTCTATCAGTTGTATGCTTTGCTCCCATTATTTATCTCCCTTGGGTAGTTATACCCACACAGTATATACACCATGCGGGTATAGATTGTCAAACTGTTTTGATGGTGACTGCTTGTGCTTCAGGGTGAACCACAAACCCAGCCTTCTTTGCATCCGACGGATTCTCAAGCATGGCACTCTTTATCGGTTCAGGTAGTTGACTCACCAAGATTGATTCTTTGATCTTGATGGCTGCAGGACAGTTCTTTCGAACCCATGCCAAAGCAACATCATCATCCTCTACGGCAACCTTGGGAAGTAGTGTACGAAAAGCAACCGTACCGTAAGGACACGTCCACGTCTTGGCTTTCAGTGATCCGTCAGCCTTGCGCGGTAGTTGGCTCATTGCAAAGTCTTGCAGCTGGGCATCGTACTGCCTTTGTAGCCAATCAAGCCGTGCTGTCTGCTTGGCGATGATGTTTGTACAGTTAGCCAAGATAGTGTGCATTTTAGCCGTCTCGGCATCAATAGCTGCCTCAATGTCCATCCGCTTACGCATGACCAGCAAGGCAAGGTCTTCTGGTGATTCGTTGCCTGTTATCCAGCCAGAAGCAGGCCCGGCATACTCGCCGGTTTCCTCGTCGTACAGCTCACCATCGATTACATCAAATCCCATTATTTATTTCCTCCCAGTGGTCTTGCTGCCTTGATTGGCGTGTCAATAACAATATTGCCTTGTGGGCCTCTGCGGTAGTCAACCTGAGCGGTTACCGCTCCGTTAGCATCATCGTCTTCATCAGCACTTATTGCTAGCAAAGCAGACACGCTATACCGACGTCCATAAGTAAGAGCTGAACCTAAGCCGTGAGCATCCGGTTTGGTTACCGGTATAGTTACCGTCGTACTGATCCATTCACCGCTTGTATGGATGATGCGGGATTCTACGGTAACTGTCTGCATGGTCTCAGGTTGCTGGCTACCCTGTGTGAGCATCAAACCGTTTGATGTAAGGATAGGGCGTAATGTGTCCAAGATGGAATCTAAGGTTACGTACTTTGATTTGAAGGCTGGGTTCTTACCCTCCTTACTGATGCCTTGCATTTGGCTTTGTGCCTTGATGAGTGCAGGGGCAATAGCCCCTATAGTTTCGCTGCTTGTCAAATCTCTTCTCCCATCCGTCTATTTATGTAATCAATGTGCTTGATTACTTCAACCCTGTTGTCTAGATCAACCGCGCTATCTTCTACAAAGTGCTTTGCAAGCTCGCTGTCGCGGTTGCTCATGATGTAGTCTGCGGTCTCTTCATGCCTCATCGCAAAGATAGAACCGCAGATATAGCCGTGGCCGCCATCAGAATAATAATCAACCTTATCGAGTAGGTTGCTTGGTATGTAAACACCAAGCCAATCATCTGCTCCCATTATTTATCTCCTTGCCCCCTTGCGGGGGCTTGTGTTTTACTTTGCGGTTTCGATGTATCCGGCGAGTTGTTCGATGTAAAGTTCGGTTTTATCAAACTTGCTATTGAACCCCTCGAAAAGGTCTGTTCCTTGGTTGTACTTGATTGAGTAGGTTTTGCGTCCGCCCTTTACAATCAATGTTGTGATTTCACCCTTATCTGACATCCAGTACATCTTGCTGATTGGAAAGCTCGTGTAGGAATAAACCAACTTGATGAGCATCTTTCGTGTATCTTCGTTCATATCTCTATCTCCCTGCTTGATGTATTGATTATACACCAAAGATATATAATGTCAAACACTTGACGGGTAAGTATATACATATGGTATATAGATTGCATGATTAGAGGACTAAGCCAGCAGGAGCTGGCAAGACGCATTGGTGCAACCCAGCCGCAAGTATCCGACTGGATGGCTGGTAAAAAGACACCGCAGGCAAGCAACCTCACCAAGCTCGCTGAAGCCATGGACATGGCGGAAGAAGACTTGGCAAGGCTCTTGACTATTCGCCGTAAGAGTCGGATCAAGCCGACCATTGAAACAGAGACGTTTGACAACTAAGGTTAGGGAGAAAAGACAATGCAACGATGCATAGAGTGCGGTAACTCGGTAGATGATACAGACAAGATGTGTACGGCTTGCCGCTTGGCTGAGTGGCGACACTTTCAGTACAACGAGACCGAAAAGCGCCTGAAGCGTGAAGCCTTGGAATCTCACCGTGATGCGTACCTCGGTAGAAAGAAAGCCGTACGGGACAGCATCCGTGCAGGTGTAGTTACTGCGGTAAGCCTGATGCTTTTCCTTGCTTTCTTATCTGCCACCTGTGATGCGATGCGGTACGAGTGGCAGACCAAGCCAGCATTACTCAAGGCGCAGGGGGTTCGTTGATACCCAGACCAAGTACTATTCGGCAGACGCTCCGTGCTTTGAGTAAGGCACCGGAGCGTTTGTTGTCTCACGAGGAGATGGTCTTACTGCACTACGGCTGGGCTAACGGCATTCAAAAGGATGAGTGCTTTGAGGCTATGATCCGCCATAACTATGCTTTCATTAGGGAAGTCTGTAAGGTTATCAAGCACAAAGAACACTTCACCGATGCTTGCCAGTACTGCGTTGAGGGATTGATTAGAGCCATTGAAAAGTGGGAACCTGAGCGTGGTCTAAGGTTTAGCACTTACGCTCATCCTTGGCTATATCAAAAACTACGACGGTATCAAAGCAACCAATACAGAACCATCCGGATAGCCGAACACGCACTGGTCAAGTGGCATAAGTTGAAGCGGTTCTACGTCATCTTGGAACTGGAGCTGCGTAGACCACCAACCGATGAGGAACTTTCCGAACGCTCTGGCATGACCCTTGAAACCATCGAGATATGCCGCACGGCATCAGGCATCGAACCACTATCCATTGAGACCCCGGTACAGGGTTCCCAACTCGTGCTTGGTGATACTGCGATATTCGGATCTACGGCATCAGCTGAAGAAGAGTATTTTTCTGACGTTGAAGACGGTACCCTGATGACAGCGTTAGGCGCACTTGATGATGAGACCCGGCAGATGATAGCCCTACACCTTGGGCTTGATGGGCGTGTACCGCAAACAGTCCACATGGTAGCCAGCCGGTACCGTATACCGCCATCAGTGGTCAAAGAGCGCATCCACAAAGCACTTGCTGAACTGAAGACCATCTATGAAACATCTTGAAGACCGCGAGCAGATAGCGCTGATTACTTGGGTACGCTTGATGGCTACCAAGCATCCCGAACTGTCTACCATCTATCATTGCCCTAACGGCGGGCATCGAGACATCAGGACAGCTGCTAAGTTCAAAGCAATGGGCGTTCTTGCTGGGGTTTGGGATATCTTTTTACCTTGCCCAGCGCCGGGGCTGTACGTTGAAATGAAGGCCGGTAAAGGTCGGCTGACACCGGGGCAGGTTTCCTTCCGTGATGCATTGCAACCACACGGGTATTCGTTCGTGGTGGCTTACAGTTGGTCGGATGCCGCCAAGGCGATAGCCGATCATGTTGGTTTTGCTTTTGATGTATAATGTACGTGAACCTGTCCTTCTGGTTATGGACCTAGTCCACCCTCCGGCTGATCCCCGGAGGGTTTCCAGATGCAGGTATCTCGAAGGACAACAGGTTACATCATGGCAATACCAGCCACTGATGCCGTTCAGGCTATCGCCTTCCTGCGGCATCTTTTCAAACCCTATCAAGACGGGTTCATTGAAATCCGCCCGCTTTCCAAGCACAAACCCCACGCTAATCGAACCACCTACAGGCTGCCGCATTGCCTAAAGGGCGAGGAAGGGCAAGCACTTAGCCAGCACATCATCAGCCTTGCAATGCGTGGTTACGATGTGTACTGCGGAGTATGCCCAAGGGCTGCACCTGAAGGGCCGGGGCGTAAGCTCGGCAAAGAATCCATTGAGCAGGTCGGGACAGTCTGGATAGATCTAGATTCCAAGGTGCCGGGTGCCAGTAGTCAACTATTACTTGACACCTGCGACTTGGTCGTATGTAGCGGTAACGGTTGGCACGGCTACAAGATGCTGTCCAGCCCTAAACTTTGCACGTCTACCAAGGACCGAACCACGCTAGAGAACCGCATCCGTGACTTTGCAGACAAGATACTACCCGGCACCGATAACGTTGCTAACGTAGATCGAATCCTGCGCGTAGCTGGAACCATCAACTGGAAGAATCCCGATGAGCCTAAGCCCGTGCAACTTTTGAAGGGTGGCGGTATGAAGCCAACCTACAAACAATCCTTGTTGGTTGAGACGCTGGGCGATGATAGGCTTGATGCCCTGCTAGCATCCGCCAAGGCTGGCGAGCTGGGACACGCGAGCCCGATGATACACCACGCTTCCGGGCGCTACACCGGATGCTTAGATACCTTTTTCTTAGAGGTTGAGCAGGCTTGCGTAAAAAGCAAACTTGATGCACGATGGTCATTCTTGCTAGACATTGTCCGAGCAGACCTGCCGGAGATTATGGAGTACTACTTTGGCAGATGAATGGTTCGATGAGTTAGACGCTACTCCTAAGCGTAAGCCACGGGCAGAGCGTGGCGAGTACACCAACAGTGATTCCGATGATGGAACACTAAAGAAGTTATTGCAACGGCACCCTGAAGGGGGAGGCCCTTACGGTGGGCGGGACAATGCTCTAACGGCTTGCGTTGGTTACTACAGGAGCACACGGCTACATATCAACTTTGCACTTTCTGGCATCTTGGACTGGAACCGCACCTATTGTGATCCACCGATGGAAGAGCACGAGGTAACCGAAAAGGTTGCTAGGGCGTGGGCAGACTGGAAAGATTCGGACCTGCCACCGCTAACCCCTGCCATGCTACGGGAAGAGTTGGCAGTCAAGGTACAGCCTAAGCGGAAACTAGAATTTCTAAACTGGCAAGCATTCTGCGACTTAGCTGCACAAGCTGATGATGCTCAATGGTTGGTCGAGAACCTGATAACCCGTGGCGGTATGCACTTTATTACGGCGCCGCCCGGTGGTGGCAAGTCTTGGATTGCTGTTGACCTTGTGCGGGCTTGTAATGAAGGGTCAAACTGGATGGGTTGCTTACCGGTTACCAAGTGCAACATTCTTTACATAAATGAAGAAATGGGCGTTGGTAGATTCTTTCAGCGATTCTTCAAACTATCATCAGCGGCTTGTGAGAACGTCCACATTATGCAAAAGCAAATGGTCAAACTCGACAACGCCGAACACATGGCAGACATTGTGCAATACGTCAAAGACCACGACATCTCGATTGTTATCCTTGATACTTTCGTGCGCGTTCATGGCTACGATGAAAACAGTAACACTGACATGGCTAAGTTGTACGATCGCATGAAAGGTATCAATGAAAGCGGCGCTGCCATCATTGCCCTACATCATCACAAGAAGGGCATACACGCTGGACCAGTGGCTCACGAGGCTATGCGCGGAGCAGGTGAGATTGCGGCACAGGCTGACCTTGTGGCCACAGTAGAGAACAAGGACGGCATCTATACCCTGAAGACCACTAAGCAACGTCATATAGGAGAAGAAGACTTTGTAGAGGTGTCGTACACAATCGTAACCGACGAAGATGGCGGGATGCGCTTACAGCACTGCATAGGCGGGGCTGAAGCAACGAAGGAACAGATGCTAACCGACCGGGTGCTAACTGCTTTAGATCAGAATGAGAAGATGTCCGGGAATGCTTTAGCTGCCGTCATTGGCAACAACAAGCAGGTGGCGCTTGCGTTCCTAGAGACGATGAAAGATGCCGGGTTGATACGCAAGATTGACCCTGAATTTGCTCGTAGTCCGTGGGTAAAAGTTGGCTAAATCTATCGGTACAAAAAACGGTACGCTTAAGTGTTGTACTTTTGTACCGTTAGGATAAATCCCCCCTATAACCCCCCTATGGGCAATCGGTACCGCCCGCATAAGGCGGGCATACCGATGCCCATTATTCGGTGGAGGCGGCAACTTTGTACTGCCATAAATAATGTTTTGCACTTTATACCGGTATGGTATATATTGATGTGTCGGTGATGGATGTGAAAATGCCCGCAAGGGCGGCCCCAGTGGTTCCGGTAAAGACCTTTTCATCATCGACATATCAAAGAGCCAGTGGCTCAAGGAGACGATATGGGATTTTTTGCACAACACGGGAAGTTCTCGGAAGGTGGCGGCAAGAAGTACAGTGTAGCTGAGCAGGGTATCTACATCTGTGCTTTGATCGATTGCGAAGCAACGCAGGGTAAGAGTTTTGATAACCCTGATATCTTGGAACCCAATTTCAAATGGGTGTTTGAATCAACGGAGGTTGGTGACGATGATGGCCAGCCGTTCCGCTTCATCGCATATACAAAAACCTACTACGGCAACGAAAAGGCTAAGCTGACAATCTTGCTCGATGGCATGGTAGGTCGCATGACAAGCCAGCAGTTTCAAGAACTTGACATGGATGCGCTCAAAGCCAAGTCATGGCAAGTAGTGGTAGGCACCAGACAGAAAATGAATGGTGAGATGACCAACGTGATTGAGACCGTCAAACCGGTAAAGGTTGCAGCGACAAAACCACTTCGCAAATCTGCACCGGTTGATGACATCGCAGACCCGTTTGAAGGCGAGTAAAAACGGGAATAATGAAAAGGCAGGGGCTACGGCTCCTGCCATTCTTGGGAGATAAACAATGACAGAAACAATGAAAACCATAGCCGAAGTTATTACAGACTTGGCACAAAAGACCATCAACCGTGGCGAAGCATTCAATGTGATCGATTGCCCACTGCAGATTCAGATTAGCTCCGACCATTCTGAAATCCACATGACTAAGGGTGACCTGCATCTTATGGTTGCTATGACGGGTGATGACACCGGCATCTTTGATTGCAACTCTTGGTTCGGTGAATGCATCCAGAATCCTTACTGGGTAAACGACTTGAAGGTAGCTGATGTCATCGCTGACATCTGGGCTGTGTCCTACAACATCGACCGGATGATGCATAAGCAAACCGAAGATGTAGCCGTATGACCGGTCATTACCGGACTACAAAGATTCAGGCCCTCAGCGTCATCGATGACTGGGGGTTAGACTTTGCAGCTGGGAACGTTGTCAAGTACCTGCAGCGGGTCCCGCACAAAGGTAGCCCTACCGATGACAGCATCAAGGCACTTTGGTATATGGCTTATGCCGCTACTAAAGACGTGGCCTTTGCTGATCGTGTAGCCAAGGAAGCCGAGGAGATAAATAATGGCAGGTAGACCAAACGAATCGGTGATTGCAAACCGCGCTAAGCGGCAGCATCTGTTAGAGCGATACGAAACACTCGTAGCTGAAGGAATGAAATGCCACGAAGCGGCAAGGGCTGTAGGCTTCCAACACACCACGGTCAACCGGTGGCTGAAAGAACGAACTGAAGAACAGTTGAAGACCATCGAAGCTCAGCGAATGAACCTTTCCGGCGGTGGCTTTCCTTCCGCATTGGAACGCTTGCGGGCTGGCATGACGGTACGCCGCCACGCTGCCGCTTGGTTCCTTCAAATCGTAGATGGCAAGATATGCCTGTATCTCATCGATGGTGCTGGTAACCGGCACTACAGCCGGGTAGCGTCTTTCGGATCCGCTGATGTCTTGGCGTTCGACTGGGAGATATACAACGGATGACAAAACTTATATGGATCACACCGGAAGCGGAGCAGGTCATCGGATACTGCGCTAGGGTCAGCAACCCAGCCAACCAAGACAACCCAGACGTGGCAGGGCTACTAAAGTACTGCATCAAACATGGTCACTGGTCAATATTTGAAATGGCTAGTATGTGCGTGGAAATCAAGACCACCCGTGCTATTGCTCCGCAGATTCTGCGGCATCGTTCCTTTAGTTTCCAAGAGTTTTCCCAACGGTACGCAGAGGTTCACGATTACCCCATTCTGGGGGATATGAGGCTTGCTGGTACAACTAACCGGCAAAGCTCACAATCGATGCCAGAACGGAAAGAGTTGGATGCCGAGATGCAGGGTGTCATCTTAGACGCTGAGCTATCCGTATCTCGTGGCTACTGGACATATAACAAACTTATCAAAGCCGGTATTGCTGCGGAAACGGCAAGGATGGTTCTACCGCTTTGCTGTCCGACCACCTTGTATATGTCTGGCACGATACGTTCTTGGATTCATTACGTGCAGCTGAGAACGCAGGAAGATACGCAACTAGAGCATAGGGAGATAGCAGACAACATCAAGGCTTTGATGGCTCAATACCTGCCGATAACCATGGGAGTAATAGGATGAGATTTGGAGATGTAGTACAAGCCTTGATGGCTGGTGGCGGTAATGCGGTATGGCGGCAGGACTGGGGAGGGCAAGTATTCTTGCGCTACTCGGAACTTTGGAATGCCTTTGAAGTTCACACAACCGGGGAAGCAGTACGGCAGATGGAAGAGTTGACATTGTCACCCGGTGACCTGTTTGCTAACGACTGGGCCATCGTTGTACTTGATCCGCGAACCGGGGAGGTTGCCAAATGATACCTTTTGCTATTGGTGCTTTGGTGGGCGCTGGATGCTTGGCCGTCTACAACGAACTGTATAACCGCTGGTTGTATAACGATGTAAAAAAAAGGGCTAAGGCTCAGGGCATCAGCAAGGATAAATTACGCGCGGCTATGCTCTGGGCTACCAGCGCGGAGCTAAGGAAGAATCTAGATGAGTAGAGAAAAGGAGTACGAAGATGGCAGCACAACCCGGAGCAGGTAGACCAACCAAGTACACACCGGCAACGGTAGCCAAGCTCACAGACGCTCTGCGCGGTGGTAACACCCGCAGGGCTTCCTGTGCTGCCGCTGGCATTGATCAGACTACACTTGCCAACTGGCTCAAGGAATATTCAGATTTTTCATACGCTGTAGAAAAAGCAGAAGGTGAAGCGGAACTGCGCAACCTTCAGGTCATCCAAGATGCAACCCGCACGACTTGGCAAGCTGCCGCATGGTGGCTTGAACGTAAGCACAAGGCCGACTGGTCTAGCCGGGTAGAGCAGACCGGCGCAGACGGTAGCCCGGTCAAGGTGATAGTGGAGTATGCGGATAAGCCCGGTGCATAAGCTTCACCACGGCAACTGTCTTGACATCCTGCGCACCATGCCGGATTGCTCGGTTGATGCTGTTGTTACCGATCCGCCGTACGGCTTATCCTTCATGGCCAAGCGTTGGGATTATGACGTTCCATCAACTGAGATATGGGCAGAATGCTTGCGTGTGCTGAAGCCCGGCGGTTACCTGCTGGCGTTTGCTGGTACTAGGACACAACACCGCATGGCGGTACGTATTGAAGATGCCGGGTTTGAGATACGGGATATGTTAGCGTGGATGTACGGTTCCGGGTTCCCAAAGTCTCACAACTTAGACGGTGAACATCAGGGCTGGGGTACAGCACTCAAGCCAGCCATGGAGCCTATCACGATGGCACGTAAGCCCTTCAAAGCCACCGTAGCGCAGAACGTGCAGGAGTGGGGTACAGGCGCCATCAACATAGACGGTTGCCGGATTGAACTAACTGGAGAAGAAGACCTAACTGAAATACATAAGTCAAATAAATCAACATTTTCAGCCAACGCCAAAGATTGGACTACTACCAAATACAAACATGAAGGCCGCTGGCCTGCTAACGTGTTGCACGATGGAAGCGCTGAGATTCTGCAAGGCATGGGCGAAGCGGCACGATTCTTCTACACGCCTAAAGCCTGTAAGGATGACCGGGACGATGGGTGCGAGATGATGGATGCAAAGCAGTACAGCCATGACGGCAGAGAAAAGCGACTAGAGAACGCATACCAACGCAATGACAGCCAAGCACGCAACTTCCACCCGACAGTAAAGCCTACCGACCTGATGCGCTACTTGTGCCGTATGGTTACACCTACCGGCGGCATCGTGCTTGACCCCTTCACCGGATCAGGTAGCACCGGGCGCGGTGCAGTGCTTGAAGGCTTCCGGTTCATTGGTTGCGAGATGGATGCAGACTACATCGAGATAGCGAAAGCCCGCATCCTTGCAGCTGAGAAAGCGTACCAGCCTTGCCTGACATTCGACTAGTCTTACCAAGGCCGCATGAAGCCCAGCAGGTCATACTGCGGGAAGCCAAGCGGTACAACGTCCTTGCCTGCGGTAGACGCTTTGGTAAGACAACGCTGGGCGGTAATCTTTTATCTGACCCAGTATTGATTGACGGCTTGCCCTGCGCTTGGTTTGCACCTACCTATCGGCTCCTTGAAGAGGCATACGCCGATCATAAGAGAATCTATGCTCCTGTCATCCGGCGGGCTGTACAAACACCAGCCCCAAGGATTGAACTCATAACCGGGGCGGCTATTGACTATTGGACGCTTGATGACCCTTCAACCGTAGCCCGTGGTCGTAAGTACAAACGGGTCATCATCGACGAGGCAGCGATGGCACGGCATCTAGAGCAAGCGTGGACCGAAGCCATACGACCAACACTTACAGACTACCGAGGAGATGCCTTCTTCCTAAGTACGCCTAAGGGTAGCAATTACTTCAAATCACTTCATGCTATGGCTTCTGTAGATCCAGACTGGATGAGTTGGCAGATGCCGACTACCGCGAACCCGTGGATTGATGCAGCTGAAGTAGCCAAGGCTGGTGAATCACTCCCTAGCATAGCGTTTCGACAAGAGTACTTAGCCGAGTTCGTCGATGCTGCTGGTGCCCGTATCAAGCGTGAATGGTTACGCTACGGTGATGCCCCTGAAGATTTGCCGGTGTACCTTGGTGTTGACCTTGCTATCAGTACCAAGGCAGAGGCAGACTATACAGCCGTGGTTGCTTTATCTCGTGGTGAAGACGGGACGATATACGTTCTCGATGTCAACCGAACACGTGCAGACTTTGCATCTGTGCTCAGGTTCATCGAGATGATGGCGGCTAAGTGGAATCCATCTATGATCGGCATTGAGCAGGTGCAATACCAAGCCGCTGTCGTGCAGGAGCTTCTAAGGCGCACTAAGTTACCGATACGGGGGATACGGCCAGACCGTGACAAAGTGACCCGCTTTGCGCCCCTGGAAGCCCGGTACGAGCAAAGCCAAGTTATGCACTGCCAAGGGCTACCGGCATACTTTGAAGATGAGTTACTGAGCTTCCCCGTTGGGCGGCATGATGACGTGGTTGATGCCCTGGCGTACGCTTGGCAGGTGTGCGGTTCCAAGCGTTCTTGGGGAGCCGTCTAAAATATATCTACCTATACCCTTGCAAGATATACACGGGCGGTGTATATTATTGACATCAAGCAGGGAGATAGAACAATGGAACTTATTACACGGTTGGTTGAGGCAGGCGGCAAGGAGTGGACGGGCGGAACGAATCACCGGGTTTACTTCAAGCCACAACACATTCTTGGTCTTGAAGTTGAATGCTACAAAACTGGCTCACTGCGTAACGTTACACTGAACGGCGAGCGCATCAGCAACTCGAAGGCTGGACGCATCATCAACGCAAAGTTGTATGTCAATGTTACGACCGGTGAAGTTGTAACAGACCTTGAACCTGAGTACGCTAAGATGGCACGCATCGCAATATCGACAATCTAACCCAGAGAAGACACACAGGCCCCCGCAAGGGGGCTTTTTCTTTTTGTGGGATACTGAAGCCATGGGTATCTTTGACCGCTTCCTTGGGCGTAAAGCCGCCGCTAATCCTACACAAGCACTACCGTTGCCACTCAGCCAGTCTAGGGACATCTACCTAACCGGCTATGGCTCTGGTCAGCTGCAAACCTTGCTACGCCGGGCGCTCCCTGGAAGTACTAAGGACTGGGCGAGGGTAGCCGGTGACCTTGGCTTGAATGGCGTTGTCGCTAGTGCCATTGACTGGTACGTTCGGAACTACCCACAGGCCACGCCGCGCTACTACCGACCGGTAGACAGCCAACAAGCAGAGCCGGTAGAAGACCACCCGGTATTGCAGCTCATGGCGCAACCTGATCCGATGATAATGGGTAGTCTTTTCTGGGGCTGGGTCATTCAAGATTTCAAATTGTTTGGCAATACTTACCTAAGAAAGATTCGATCTAGCACCCGTGGCACCGTGACTGCTCTGCAGTTCCTGCCGCAGGACATGGTTAGGCCGGTTGGTAACGGCACCAACCCGCTAACGCACTACGTCTACACCACGGACGGGCGCTCCTTTGACATCCCGGTTTCTGACATGATCCACATCCGGTACGGCAGAGACCCAAGCGACATCCGCATTGGTAGAGCGCCGCTCACCGCTGTACTGCGGGAGATTGCAACCGATAACACCGCATCCACTACCGCATACGGGTTGCTTGCAAACGGTGCTATGCCATCGCTCATCGTCGGGCCTGATGCCAAAGAGACTAGCGTTGATATGTCGATGGACGATGCCCGGCAGGTCAAGCGGCAACTGCACGAAGACCTTACCGGGGACGGCTCAGGCGGCATCGTGGTTATGACCGGCGCGTACAAGATGGACAGGGTTAGCCTAACTCCTTCCGAGCTTGCTCTAGACTCTGTGAGACGTGTACCGGAAGAGCGCATCTGTTCAGTCCTTGGTATCAACCCCATGGTCTTGGGGCTTGGTTCAGGTCTCGAACGGTCGACTTACAGTAATTATGAATCCGCCCAACAGGCTGCATGGGAAGACGGCATGGTGCCTCTTCTGCGTACCCTTGCGGACGCTATTACCGCTGACCTGCTGCCGGAATACCCGGAAACACAGCAGGGCGATTACGTAATGTACGACCTTGAAACGGTCAGGGCGCTTGCTGACGATATGCAAGCGGAAGCGGTAAGAGCCGAGAAACTGTATAAGGCGGGAATCATTGATCGGGCTGAAGCCAAGCGAATAGCCGGCCTTGAAGCCGTGCCTGAAGATACCGGCGTACTGCATCCATCAGCTATCAGCGTACAGGCTGGCACGAGTGCATCGCTGGCAGAGACAACCAACGCGGCAGGTATCTTGATTCGTTCCGGTTACGATCCGGGTAGCGTTACGAGCTTCCTCAACCTGCCAGTGCAGCACACGGGAGCCGCACCGGTAACCCTGCGGGATGAAGCCAAAGCGTACGAGATGAAGTTTGTACCGAACGCTGGCATGGTTGAAGCAGCGCAACGCGCACTTGACTGGAAGGCTGAAGGTTTCGATGGTGGGACGCGGGTAGGCCTTGCAAGGGCTAACCAAATCGTAAACGGTGAGAAACTTTCCGAAGACACGATACTCCGGATGTACTCTTTCTTCAGCCGTCATGAAGTGGATAAGAAGGCCGAAGGCTTCAACAGTGGTGAAGAGGGGTTCCCTTCACCGGGGCGTGTTGCTTGGGACTTGTGGGGCGGCGATGCCGGGTTCCGCTGGGCTACATCCAAACGTAATGCTATGCAACCTGACGGCAAGAGCGTTGATTGCTGCACTCCGGGGGTAGTGTACAAGTCTCACCCTTTTTACGGGTACGAGATGGAAAGCATCTCAAAAGAGTAAACAACGACAGTGCTCGACTCTATGCAGCCAGTCAAAAGTTTCGTAATGAACTTTTGGAGCGTGAAGGTGTAGCCATCAGCCGGATGCAACGGGCATACAAGGCAGCCACCA